GTGGAGATAAGGGTTTAGCATATGATCAATAATTATGTATAGAGAAAGAGATTACCCTATATCAATTCCAACATGGGAAGCAGGTGAATGGATTGAAGATACTATCTTTGAAACACAAGTACAATTTATAGAATATCTAAAAAACTTATTTAAAGAACCTGGAAAGTATGAATTTGATGAATCAGTAGTTCATTGGCAGGATCAATCAATGAATTATAATAAAATTGGTTATTACTGTCAACATCCTACAGGAACAAGAGACTTCATACAATATTGGAATGATCAAAAAAATAAATCTAGAATAGGAGTTATATATAAATCTGGATCTAGGCAATGGTACTTAACAAGAGATTATTATTTTTGGTTAAACTTTCTACCTATATTTGATAAAGAAAAAAATGAATATGATTTTCCACTTATATGGGATATTCAATATCACATGGCTCTTTATGAGTTATTAGCTGAATTAAATAATAAACATAGTGTTATACTAAAGAAGAGGCAAATTGCCAGTAGTTACTTTCATTGTGCTAAATTAACCAATTATTATTGGTTTGAAGAAGGAGCTAAACTTAAAATGGGAGCATCTCTTAAAGATTATATAAATCTTAAAGGATCTTGGAAAATGCTTAATGAATATTCTGATTTTCTTAATGAACATACAGCATGGATAAGACCTCATAACCCAGGTAAAGTAGGAGATTGGGAACAAAAAATACAAAAAACAATAGGAGGTAGAGATATAACAGTAGGACTCAAATCAACAATGTCTTCTTATACTTTTGAAAAAGATGCTACATCAGGCGTAGGTGGGCCCTGTAGATATTTCTTTCATGAAGAAGCTGGTGTGGCACCTAAGATGGATGAGACATATGAATTTATGCGTCCTGCCTTACATTCAGGTATGATTACTACAGGAATGTTTATTGCAGCAGGTTCTGTTGGTGATTTAGATCAATGTGAACCTTTGAAAGAATTTATGCTTCATCCTGAAGAAAATGATTTTTTTGCTGTAGAATCAAACTTAATAGATGAAGAAGGTACATGGGGTAAGCATGGATTGTTCTTACCTGAACAATGGTCAATGCCACCATATATTGATGAGTTTGGAAATTCTATGGTTGAAGAAGCTTTAAAAGCAATTCATGAGCAAAGACTAAAATGGAAGAAAGATTTAGATCCTGGTAAGTATCAATTAAGAATTTCACAAAAACCCACAAATATAAGGGAAGCTTTTGCATATAGAAATGAAAGTAAATTTCCATTACACTTACTTACTAATCAACAAAGAAGAATTGAAGATAAACAATATCACGAAGAGCATATAAATTTGAAAAGAGGTACTGATGGTAAAAGTATTATAGTAACTAAGTCTAATAAAACACCAATTAGAGAATTTCCTATTAGGAAAAGTGAGACAGACAAAGAAGGAGTTATTGTTGTATGGGAAAGACCTGTAGTTAATCCTGAATTTGGAATGTACTATGGATCTATAGATCCAGTAGCTGAAGGAAAAGCAGAATATATTGAAAATAATATTTATACACCAAAGGGTAAAGTAAAAATAAAAGATTTAAAAGTAGGAGATAAAGTAATAGGTTCTAATGGTAAACCTACATTAATAACTGGCATTTTTCCTCAAGGAAAAAAAGAATTATATAGAGTAACATTTAATGATGGTTTTAGTATTTTAGTATGCAAAGAACATTTATGGTCAGTAAGAGCCTCAGATAATGATAAAAAAGATAATCATGTATTATCTGTTGGGGATATGCTTGATGAAAATAAATTAATTAAAAGTCATGGTATAAATAGAAATTCTACAAAAGAATATACTACAAAAACTTTTTATAAAAAAGGTAATAATCAAAACAGATGGAAAATACCAATTGTTAAACCTATTCATTTTAAAAAAACAAGTTTACCTATTGACTCTTATTTACTAGGATTATTATTAGGAGATGGGGGATTGTCAGGAAGATCTATAGTTTTTAGTACAGCGGATAAGGAATTATTAAGATATATAAGAAATATATTACCTGAAACTATTAATATAAAGTATATTGGTCAATATGATTATAGATTAAGTAGTACACTATCTAGAAATACATTAACTCAAAAATTAAGAAAACTGAATTTAGTAGGTAAAAAATCAGGAACTAAATTTATTCCTGATATATATTTAAAAGGAACAATAGAAGATAGATTAAAGCTTATTCAAGGCTTGATGGATACAGATGGTTATTGTGGAAATAATGGTGCAGAATACTATAGTATATCAAAAGACTTAGCTTATGGGATGGTGGAATTATGTCATTCATTAGGAGGATTAGCAAAAATCAGAAAAAAAATTACAAACAGAAAAAAAAGAAATGGAGTAGGTTATGTTTATGTAGTAAGAGTTATTTTACCTCCACAATTTATTCCATTCAAATTAAAAAGAAAAGCTGATATTTATAAACCTACAAAAAACTTTACAAGATATATATCTAATATAGAATTTGAAAAAATAGATGAGGCTATTTGCATTTCTGTAGAAGCTGAAGATAATTTATATGTTACAGAAAATGCAATTGTCACACATAATACAACCACTTCAGATTCTTTATGTTCAATTTATATTTATAAAAATACAGTAGAGATTTCTAAACCTGATGAAAATGGTAATATGAAAACCCATGTAGAAGGTGGTAAAATAGTAGCAACATGGTGTGGAAGATTTGATGATATTAATCTTACACATGAAAGACTAGAGTTACTAATAGAATGGTATAATGCATGGACAGTAGTAGAAAATAATATTTCTTTATTTATACAACATATGATTGCTCAAAGGAAACAAAAATATTTGGTTCCAAAAGATCAGATATTATTCTTAAAAAATGTTGGTGCTAATAAAGCAGTATATCAAGATTATGGATGGAGAAATACTGGTACTCTATTTAAGAACCACATGATATCTTATGCAATTGAATTTCTGAAAGAAAAAATGGACATACAATATAATGATAATGGGGAACTACTAGGTATAGTATATGGAGTAGAAAGAATACCTGATATAATGCTTCTTAAAGAAATGTCTGAATATAGAGATGGTCTAAATGTGGATAGACTGGTTGCCTTTGCAGCATTAGTTGCTTTTGTAAGAATACAGGAATCTAACAAAGGATATAAGCGTGTAGTGGAATATGAAGATACTAAAAGCTTGGAAAAGTCCAAAAAAATGTTTAAATTAAGTAAGAGTCCCTTCACTAATATTGGAACAACTAAAAAAGGTTTTGGTAAAAGAAGTAGAAGTGGTTTTAAAAATATACACTAAGCTAAAGTAATATGAAAATACTGAATGCAATGGATCTTAAGAAGGGTGAGAAAGCTGAACATAATAGAATGGGCAGTCTTACACAACCTATACAATTTCTACCAAGAGAAGAAAAAGATAATGATTGGTCTGCTTGGTGTATGGATTGGTTTGAATTTGAAGGTCTTAAACAACTTAGAAGAAACTCCAGAAGGTTACTTAAGAACTATAAGTTAGCTAATGGTATAATTGATAAAACAGATTATATAATAGAAGAAGATAATGAGTATGCAGACATAGTTGAGCAATTAACTACAGAAGATGTTTCAGCATTAGAACTAAAATTCTATCCTATTATACCAAATGTAATTAATACATTATGTAATGAGTTTGCAAAAAGAAATACTAAACTTACATATAGATCAGTAGATGAACTATCATACAATGAGATGATGGAAGAGAAGCGTAGCATGATTGAACAAAATCTAGTTACAGAAGCAAGTATGAAGCTTCAAATGAAACTAACAGAACAAGGTGTGGATTTATCATCTCCTGAAGAACAACAGAAGATGCAAGAACAAGTTAAGACTTTACCAGAAATTGAGCAATTCTTTAGAAAAGATTATAAGTCTATTGTAGAACAATGGGCTCAACATCAGTATGAAGCTGATATGGAAAGATTTAATATTGATGAGCTAGAAGAAACAGCTTTCAGAGACATGCTTATAACTGACAGAGAGTTTTGGCATTTCAAGATGTATGAAGATGACTATGATATTGAACTATGGAATCCAGTACTTACCTTCTATCATAAGTCCCCAAATACTAGGTATATCTCAGAAGGTAATTGGGTAGGTAAGGTAGATATGATGTCAGTAGCTGATGTCATAGATAAGTATGGTTGGATAATGACACAAGAACAACTTGAATCATTAGAGGCTATATATCCCGCAAGATCTGCAGCATATGCTATTAGCGGTTACCAAAATGATGGTTCTTATTATGATGCTACAAAATCACATGACTGGAATACTAAAATGCCTTCTTTGGCCTATAGACAATTTATGTCAATGCATGATGGTTTCTGGGAAAATGGAGGAGATATAGTATCCTGGATCCTTGGAGAATCAGAAGATTTTCTAGACTTTGGTAGTACTAGTCTTTTAAGAGTAGCAACTTGTTATTGGAAGTCACAAAGAAAACTTGGACATCTTACAAAAATAGATGATGCTGGAGAATTAACTATGGAAATAGTAGATGAGACTTATAAATCTAGTGACAAACCAATCTATAATACAACACTGATTAAAAATAAAGGTAAAGAAAATTTAGTATTTGGAGAACACATAGACTGGATTTGGATTAATGAAGTATGGGGTGGAGTTAAAATAGGCCCTAATCATTCAAGCTTTTGGGGAATGAATAGTGCAGACGGTATAAATCCTATGTACTTAGGTATTGATCAAAATAAAATAGGTAGATTAAAGTTTCAATTCAAAGGGGATAAATCACTGTATGGTTGTAAATTACCAGTTGAAGGCAGAATATTCACAGATAGAAACTCTAGATCAGTATCATGTGTAGACCAAATGAAACCTTGGCAGATTGGTTATAATATAGTAAATAATCAAATAGCAGATATATTGGTAGATGAGTTAGGTACTGTTATATTATTTGATCAGAACTCACTTCCTAGACATTCAATGGGTGAAGACTGGGGGAAAAATAATTTAGCTAAAGCATATGTAGCTATGAAGAATTTTCAAATGTTACCTTTGGATAGTACCATTGCTAATACAGAAAATCCATTAGCTTTTCAACATTATCAGAAAATAGACATGGAGCAAACCAATAGACTACTTTCTAGAGTAAGTTTAGCTAATTATTTTAAGTCACAAGCTTTTGATAATATAGGAGTGAATCCAGAAAGAATGGGACAACATATAGAGCAAGAAACTGCAGAAGGAGTAAGAGCAGCTTTAAATGGTTCATATGCACAAACAGAACAATATTTCATAAACCACATAGATCATCTAATGCCTAGGGTTCATCAAATGAGAACAGATCTTTCACAGCATTATCACTCTACTAAACCTTCTATTAGACTTCAATATCTTACTTCAGCTCATGAAAAGATTAATTTTAGTATGAATGGTACTTCATTATTATTAAGGGATATAAATGTGTATGCTACTACTAAGTCTAGTCATAGGGCTGTAATGGAAAAACTTAGACAATTAGCTTTAGAAAACAATACATCTGGAGCTTCTATATATGATTTAGGTAATATTATTAAAGCAGATAGTATTCCAGAAATAACGGATGTTATGAAGGCTGCTGAAGAAAAAGTAAATATCCAAAGACAGCAAGAACAACAACATGAACAACAACTACAAGAACAAGCTCTTGCTGCAGAAGCAAAAGAGCAAGAAGCATTGCGTAGTTATGAAGCTATGGAAGCTGAAAAAGAAAGAAGAAAAGATATTCTTGTTGCTGAAATAAGAGCTGCAGGTTATGGAGCTATGATGGATATTGATGAAAACAAACAATCAGACTTTACAGATCAGATGAAAGAGATTAGAGCAAGTGATGAGTATAATCAAAACATGAATCTTAATAGAGAAAAACAAGCTTCTACTGAACAGCAACATAAAGATAAGATGAGTATAGAGCGTGAGAAGTTACAAATAGCTAGAGAGAAATCTGAAAATGATCTCAAAATAGCTAGAGAAAATAAAAACAAATACGATGTAAAAGAACCTTCTAAAAACAGCAAGAAACCTAAGAAAAAATAATCATAACTATATGCTGAGATATTTCTCAATATAAAAACTATTTTTTTTAAACTTTCTTAGTTTATCATTATAAATTTTAGTATATTAAAGTATAGACATTTTAAAACCAACAAAAGTATGTCAGAAACAAAACCAATAACTGAGGTTAAACAAATCACAACAGATGAATTGGATAACCTCTTAGGAACACCAGGAGCTGAAGCAATAATGGTCCCAGGTGAAGAAGTAAAGGCTAAAAAGCCATCGTTCTTTGATAATGGAAAAGTAAATATGGACTTCATAGATAATGAAGGATCAGATACAGATTCAGAAGATACTTCAGATAAAAAAACAGATGATAAAACTAAACCAGTTGAGTCATTTGATGATATTGTAAAAGATGCAGATAAGGAAGAGGAGGAAGAGCAAGAAAAGAAACAGGGTAGACCACCTCTTGATAAAACAGGAATGGCTCAGTTAGCTAAGTTATTAATTGATGAAAAAGTAATTCTTCCTTTTGATGAAGATAAACCTTTAGAAGATTATACTATAGAGGACTACAAAGAATTATTTGCTCTCAACATACAAGAGAGAGAAAACAAAGTAAAAGAAGAAACTCCAAAGGAATTTTTTCAAGCTTTACCTCCTGAATTACAATATGCTGCAAAATACGTTGCTGATGGTGGAACAGATTTAAAAGGCTTATTTAGAACTTTGGCACAAGCTGAAGAAAGTAAATCAATAACTATTGATACACCAGAAGGACAAGAAAAAGCAGTAAGACAATTTCTTCAAGCTACAAATTTTGGAACTGTAGAAGAAATTCAAGAACAAATAGACAGTTGGAAAGACTTAGAAAAATTAGAAGATAAAGCTCAACAGTTTAAACCACGTCTAGATGCAATGCAAGAACAAATTATTAAGCGTCAACTAGCAGAGCAGACACAAAAGAAAAAACAAAGAGAAGCTGCATCTCAACAATATGCAGATAGTATTTATAATACATTAGAAAAAGGAGAACTTAATGGATTAAAAATTAATCCTAAAGTTCAAAACTTATTATATGATGGTTTAATTAATGCAAACTATCAATCAATATCAGGTCAGCCAACAAATATGTTTGGACACTTGATTGAAAAACATCAGTATATTGAACCTAATCATGGATTAATTGCAGAAGCCTTATGGTTACTACAGGATCCAGAAGGATATAGAGCTGAAATTGCAAAGGGTGCAAAAAATGCGACAGTTGAAGCAACAGCAAGGCAATTAAAGATGGAACAACAAAGTAAACATGAGGGAGGAGAAGACATCCAACCAGGAACAGACAGAAAACCAGGAAGTGGAGCAACATTAAAAAGACCACCAAAGGGATTCTTTAAAAGAGACTAAACAATTAAATTAAATAATAACTAAAACAATTTCAAATTATGGCAACTCCAGTATTGAATAATGGGATTTTCTTGAGAGACACGCAATATAATGCAAGTTCTCACGTTGACTCATATCACTTGGTGAACATGTTAAAAGATGCAGATCCTATGGACTTAGGTCCAGTAGATATTTGGGCTATGGCTCAAAAAGTAGAAATGCCTCTTTATCAAATGAGTTCATTTGGTGGTAAAAATGTAATCATGGTAAACAATCACCGTGGTGAGTATAAATGGCAGACTCCAATATCACAGGATCTTCCTTATATCATTGAAGATATAGAACCAGATAATAAGCGTAAAGGTCAGGATGGTACTACATTCAAGATCAAACTTAACAAACGTGAGTTTGGACATGGTGATATCATTACTTATGACAAATATAATGGTTATGAGTTATACATTACTGATGAAGATATTCTTCCTATTGGAGATGGCTTTATTTATACAGTACGTCTAGTAAATAATGATAATGTTAAATACTTAGATAACAAGTACCTTAGAGAAGGAATGAAGTACTTCAGAAAAGGTTCTGCTAGAGGTGAATATGGAGAGAGATTCTCTGACATTATTACTGGTTCAGGATTCAGAGAATTCTACAATTATGTAGGTGGTGCAGAAGCTCATGTTCATTATTCTATCTCTTCAAGAGCAGATATGATGATTAAAGGTGGAATGAAAGCAGATGGAACAGTACCTGTTACTGAAATCTGGAGAAACTTTGATAAGAATGTTAATCCTTCAGTTGCATCTTTAGAAGGTTTAGTTTCTACAATGGGTAAATCATATGTTAAAAAAGCAATGGAAAATGGTTCTCTATCAAGAAGTTTCTTAACTTCATTAGAGGCTGCTCACTTGAGTAAAATTGCTAATGATATTGAGACTTACTTAATGTGGGGACATGGTGGTAAAATCCGTCAAGATGGTCCAGATGATTTAAGATTATCTGTAGGTCTTTGGAAACAATTAGATAACTCATTCAAAAGAGTATATAATAAAGGTAATTTTAATCTTGATTTATTCAAATCTGAACTTTATAACTTCTATCAAGGAAGAGTTGAGTTCAATGGTCCAGACCCAAAAAGACAATTGATTGTTCAAACAGGTATTGGAGGAATGAAGCTAGTAAATGAAGCTATCAAGTTAGAAGCTAATGCTGCTGGTCTTGTAATTCAAGCTGATGATATTGGAGCTATTACAGGTAAAG